TTATTTTTAGGAGGTAACGCTATGGTTACAAATCTTACACAGCAAGAGATTGAAAATATCCAGATTGACGAGTCTGTTATTTATCTCGACTATGGAGAGCCGACCGAAAAAATTCTCGCCCCGACTCGCGGCGGCGGCGAATTTGTCGCAAGCGCAACCGTGCGCGACATTGAATTTGACGGCAGACACGGCAAGACAGCGGGCACCCAGGTTATTGAGGAGCAAGCAGCCTCGATTAAGGTTACTACTCTTTGTATGAGCCAGGAAAACCTCGCTCGTGCTATTCCTGGCTGCACAATTTCCGACGACGCGGGCAAGGTGATTAAAAATCCCAAAACGGGCATTATTCCCCTTTCTGCGTATCTCAAAAATATTACAATGTTTGCAAAGCTTATCGGCGGCAAATTTAAGAAAATTACAATTTACAACCCTATGCACGAGGGAGGGTTGACAGCGAAAGCTGTACAGAAAGCCGAGGGCGAACTCGCCTTTGAGTTTATGGCTCACTATCCGCATACCGACCTCGACGGGGACTTGTGGAAAGTCGAGGAAATCGAAACACCGCCTACAGCTACAGCGGCAGCGCCCGTAGCAGAAACACCCGAGGAAACTACCGAGGAATAAAAACAGAGTTTAAGGAGGAGCCAAACTATGTTGACAATTAAAACAATGCCTATGCTGCTTAAAATCGTAGGCAAACTCGATATTAAACCCGTTGTAGAACATCTTAAAGGGCTTGACATTTTCGAGGACGCAAAGGACACAAAGGACGCTATGCAGCAGCTTTCAAAAGAAAAAGTCGGCGTCCTCGCTTGTGAAATCGTAACGGAAATTACGCCACAGCTCGGGAAAATCGCTGACGACCTCCCGCCCCTTGTAGCCGCTTACTACGATATTACAATCGAGGAGGCAGAAAAGCTCGACGCGGCGGAGGTTATTAACGACATTATCCACGACGAGGGTATCGTAAATTTTTTCAAGCGTGCTTTACGAAAGAAAGTAGAGCAAGGAGCTTAACGCTACTGCATAAATACTACGAATGGCAGCTTATCGAGAGTCTACCTTTGGCGGCTCTTGGTGAGCTGCTTTCTTATGCCTACAAAGAGGAGGAGCGCTTGCAAAAAACGGAAATCGAAAAGCGCCTATTTCCCTTGTGGCTCGTAAATTATGCAGCGGCAAAAATCAAGGGCAGCGGCGAGGTAATAAACTACGAGGAATTTTTGAAAATAGTTTTTTCCGATACCGCTGTACCCAACAAACACAAAAAAGAAAAAACAGCCGAGGAAATTATGGCGCAGTTTACGCCTATTATTGAGGCTGACAAAAAGAAAGGAGGCTAACCTATGGCGAGTATATTTTCTCTTTTCGGCACAATTTTTATTGATAATGCCGCAGCTGACAAAAGCATAGACGATACAACCGAGAAAGCAGAAAAAAGCGGCTCAAAGGTTGGCTCCGCTTTCGCCGCTATAGGAAAAGGAGCTGCCGCAATGGGCACCGCCGTTGTTGCGGGAGCGGCGGCAGTAGGTACGGCTGCTTTTGGTATGGCGTCAAAAACTGCGGCAGCAGCCGACGAAGTAGACAAAATGAGTCAAAAACTCGGTTTAAGCCGCGACGCATACCAGGAATGGGACTACGTGTTATCTCAATCGGGAGTAGAGATAACAAGTATGTCAACGGGACTAAAAACACTAACAAATAAAATAGACGACGCAAAAAACGGCTCTAAAAACGCTACCGAAATGTTTGACAAGCTCGGTATATCCCTTGCCGATTTGCAAAATATGAGCCGCGAGGACGCTTTCGCTACGGTTATCGAAAGTATGCAAAGTATGGAGGACTCCACCGAGAGAGCGGCTCTTGCTAACGACCTTTTTGGAAAAAGCGGACAAGAACTCACGGCGCTATTTAACCAAACGGCAGAAAGCACCGAAGAACTCAAAAATAAAGCTCACGAGCTCGGTATGGTAATGTCCGACGAAACTATAGACGCTGGCGTAAAATTTACCGATACAATAGACACCGTAAAGCGCTCTTTCGGCGGAATTATGAATAGTTTAGGCGGCGTTGTGCTGCCTATCGTTCAAAAGGTGCTTGACCTTGTTTTAAGTAAAATGCCAGCAATACAAGGGTTATTTACGAGGCTTTCTCCCGTTATAACTCAAGTATTCGACTCGGTATTACCTCCACTCTTTGACTTGGTGGAAACGCTGTTGCCTGTTTTGCTAAACTTAATAGAAACGCTATTGCCGCCTATCGAGTCTATTATTACATCTGTTTTGCCTATTATAGTAAGCCTTATACAACAGCTGGCGCCGTTCCTGGTGCAAATAGTAGAGCAGATTTTGCCTTTTTTGGTTGACCTCATTAACGGCATTATGCCGCTTGTGGTACAAATAATAGAAACGGTATTGCCTGTTCTTATACAGCTTATTCAAGCTATTTTGCCTCCCGTTTTGCAAATAGTGCAAGCTATATTACCCGTTATTATTCAATGCTTGGAGCTGCTATTACCTCCTATTTTGCAGATTATAGAGGCAATATTACCCGTATTGATTGATTTAATCAATACAATAATGCCCCTTGCAATGCAAATTATAGAGGCAATATTACCCGTAATTACACAGTTAATAGAAATGCTGCTGCCTCCGATAATGCAGATTATAGAGGCTGTCTTACCCGTTTTAATTAACTTAATAAATACGGTTATGCCCCTTTTAACTACAATAATTGAGGCAATTTTGCCCGTAATAACAACGTTGCTCGAGGCTCTTATGCCCGTTATTCAACCGATACTCGACATTTTGTTAGTATTGCTTGAGCCGTTAATGGAGTTAATCGACCTTATATTACCGCCTATTATAACCCTATTGCAAAACATAATCGAAAAAATTATGCCTCCTTTGCAAAAAGTTTTTGAGTCGGTAGCGGGTGCAATTAGCGGCGTTTTCAAAAATGCCCTCGAGGGCATTATGAAAGTATTTGAAAACGTAAAAGGCGTTTTCCAGGGCATTATTGACTTTGTGAAAAATGTTTTTACGGGAAATTGGCGCGGAGCCTGGGACGCTGTTGTAAAGATATTCTCAAACATCTTTGAGGGTATCAAAAACGCGTTTAAGGTGCCTATAAATTGGATAATTGACGGCATAAACGTATTTATTAGAGGACTAAATAAACTCAAAATACCCGATTGGGTGCCAGGCGTCGGCGGCTTGGGGCTTAACATAAAAGAGCTAAAGCGCCTCCGTATCGGTATTGAGTATGTCCCCTATGACGAGTACCCCGCGTTACTGCACAAGGGCGAAAGAGTCCTTACCGCAAGCGAAAACAAAGAATACACCGCCGCCACATCAACGCAGACAAACAATAACGGAGAGGGGCGCCTCGTAGTCAAAATAGAACTCGGGGAAAAGGCAATATACATTGAAAATCTAAAAGCAGATAATGCAGAGGACATAGACAGCTTTGTAGACCTCTTGTTAGAGCTTATAGCCGAAAAAATCAAACGAAAGGGAGTTGTTTTTGCATAATGGAAAATTTACCGTTTTTTATTTTCAAAGAGCGTAGCTCCCTCGAGTTTGGGCTGCTTATTTCCGAGAAAGGCTCCTACAAGGGAGCCGCTCGGGACGTAAGCTATACAAGCGTACCAGGGCGCAGCGGCGACCTTATTACAGATAACGGACGCTATAAAAATATTACCGTTCCGTATAGGTGCACGCTGTTAAATGCAACCGAAAAAGCCTTTAGCACCGTTGCACATCAAATAAAAGCTTGGCTCCTATCCGAGCAAGGCTATTTCCCTTTGTGGGACAGCTACGACAAAAACTATTACCGCTTGGGCGCATACTCCGACGAGGTAGACGTAGCGCAAGAGCTGCGCGACCTCGGGGAGCTTTCGCTCTCGTTTAACTGCAAGCCCTTTAAGTATTCTTTCGAGGGACAAAAGCCCGTAGTTTTTACGGCTGCGGGCTCTATTTATAATTCCGAGGCTTACCCCTCCGCCCCTTATATTAAAATAACGGGCAGCGGTAAGGTTGTTTTGAGCGTAAATAACGACACATTTACGCTCGACAATATAGACGGATATATAGAGATAGACTCCGAAATAATGAACGCTTATAAAGGCTTACAGCCCCAAAATAACAAAATGACGGGAGCGGGCTTTCCTACTCTCTTACCTGGAGATAATATTATTTCTTGGGTTGGTGATGTTGAGAGCCTCGAGCTCGTCCCGAGGTGGTGCTGCTTATGATACCTATTTTGTATGCAAAAAATGAGAGTGTTTTTTCGCATAACGGCATAGGCGTTTTGAAAGATACGGTATCGGCAATAGTTAC